TCTTCATTCACGACACCTAACATTATTTTTACCTTAATGGTTAATCTACTAAAATATTTGGAATGGTGGTTTCCAAAAGTAGTTAAATAATTTTCAAACATATGTATTCTCTCTTCTAGAATAATTATAGTGTATTGTTGTTCGTGTATCATGCTATCTATATTAAGTCCCATCTTAGATTGTTTCTTCTTTTCAGTTAACTCTTCCTTTTTTGTTTCAGTGTAATGTTGCAATCCGATTATAATATTAGTTATTGTATTATTTATTTCGGTTGTGATATTAAAATCATATAGTTTGGTAGGTTCCAAATCTTTATACACTGGGTAATGTTTATGCATTATTAACAATTTTTCTACGGCACCTTTATCGTTTATTTCTTTATTAATAAATTCGTATAACATTTTTAATAATTTATAGTAGTCACAATAAACGCGATTATCAATGAAATTAAATATGGTTTTCATACTATCATATTCCAGTTGAATAAGTTTATTTTGAAAATAAAAAGAATCTAATCCTAGTGTATAATTTTTATCTATATGTGTTTTTACCATATCAGTATAAATATGTGTTAGTGCGTTTAGTTTTGTATCTATTTCAGTAAATATAGTGGTTAAATCATTGCGTAATTGTTTTATTTTAATAAAACCGGTTGGATGATGTGATTTTGTGGTAGTGTTTGTTTTATCCATTTGCAGTTATTATATATTTTAGATTGATTTTTTATTTACTATAATATATAATTAAAAATGGAACAACATACAACTTATGTAAGTATCAATAAGGAACAGGAACAGAAGCATCAATCACCAGCAATAGATGAAACCATAGATAATCCCTTAGACCCAAAGTATAATACGATACACCATCCAATACCAGTTAAATGGTCTTCTCAGCATGAAAAAATTTTAGTTGATTGGGCCGATAAAGCAACCTGTTATAAATGGTTACATGAAAAATCTCATAGAGAATTTGCCAGGAAAAATAGATGGTTCACCATACCGGTGATTATTATGAGCACGTTTACGGGAACGGCCAATTTTGCACAAGAACGTATTCCGCCCGAATATGTAAATGTGTTTACCATGGGGATTGGTAGTATAAGTATAGTTGCTGGAATAATTACAACAATCCAACAATTTTTAAAAATAAGTGAAATGTGTGAATCGCATCGCATTAGTTCAATCTCGTGGGGTAAATTTCATAGAAATCTTAAAATAGAACTTGCAAAATCGCCGATTGAACGCACCCCCGTAACACAATTAATAAAAGCAAGTAAAGAAGAGTTTGATAGATTAATAGAAACGAGTCAATCGGTACCAAATCATATTGTTACCTTGTTCAAAGATACATTTTCGGGAGGGAAAATAGAATATGATAAAAATGGAAATAAATTGCCATTAACAGGCAAACAAAAAATGTATGAAGAACTCACCAAACCCGAAATATGCGACGCACTTGAGTCAGTGACCAATACCATCTATAAACCGCATAAACACACAAAACACGTATTACAAGACCAAGTAAATGAGAGCGAAATACATAATATGGTTATTCGGGCCGAGAAGAAAACTAGATTAGAAACATTTATTAATTTATTTGAGAAGGAAAAAAAACGCTTTCCTACGCTTGATGAAATTAGAGATAACAATGAAGATGCAATCTCTCTTGATTTAATTCAATCGGTATTAACGGAGATAGAATGTAAGCATAAAGATATGAACCACAACACTACGAATGGTATTCTTTATGAAAACAGCAATGTTTAACTAGTAAACTACAATACAACAGCGTAGTTCATTCATCCTATACACCACACCTTATTACGAAGGTCTATAGTAGCATAAGGAAGGTAAACGAACCAACTCTATTACAATTATAGTTATAGATATAGTTATAGATATAGTTATAGATATAATTGTAAATCGAAATGTATATAAAATTAGAGAGAGAGAGAAAAGAAAGGGAAAAAATTGAATTGCTTTTATAACTAGTAGCATAACCCAACCCAACCCAACACAAAACGCAAAGAAACAACGACCAAAATGAGCTTTCCGCCCGCCACCTCTTCATCAGACACTCCTACGACTATGATGTCGTCCTGGTCGAAACCATCAATCTATCCATCAGTTCAATGCAAGAATCCGGCATGTTACTTTTGGACCAATGACCCAAAACCAGGTTCAAGTTGTGGTAAATGCACGACACTGTTACCGATTTGGGTCGGCTATTTAAATGCAGACAAAGGTAACGAAACACCGTCTATTCCGGCTCTGCCATTAGAGCGCACCCATTACCAAGAAATGTGGTTTTACGAGGAGAACGACGTGGGCAGTTCGTTGGAGCGCTCTGCGACATGCAGCATTGACGAAACAATCCATTGCAGTGGTCCACTTCAATTAAAGCGGACCGACGGCAATGACCAAGAACCGCCGGTCACAAATAAGGAACAAGTTATTCAAGATATTATGATGATGTATCGCTTGGGTAGAGAAAGGGCAATTGAAAAGTTGGACCAAATGACCAAGAGTGTTACCGTAGAGTATTTTTAAAAAATAAAGGTTTGTCCCACCAGGTAAGTATTTTTTTTTCATTTCATGAAAATATAATAATTTATTTATTTAATTTTCCAAAAAATTGAAATGCTATTTGTGGTTGTTGTTATAGGCAACCCCAAACCAAAACAAAGAACTGCAGAATGTCTTCTTCTACCATGAACAAGAACAACCAAACCACCACTAGTATAACCATAACCCGTTCCGAAGCAACCAATTTGGTTGAACTTTATTTGCGGGCGACAAATAACCCATTATCAGAAAAGAGTCGCAAAGGTAAGTATAGCGCGCCGATGGAAACGTTTCGCACTATGACACAAAATCCGCATATGGGTGCATTGTTGATTGGAAAGGGTCCTTTAGATAAACACGCTGAAACGAGCGATATGTTCTTTAATACCATCAAAGAACTTCTTGATGGTGTAGTCAAGAAAGAACCATTTGGCGTAACTCAAAAGCGCATCCGCACAACATTTATGCAGAACATTGAAAAACTTCAATCATTGCAAATCTTGACGTTTTTGAGTTGTGCTCTTGACAACTACCTTCAAGAAACACATGAGCACATTATTGTAGAGGTTCTTGGCGACAATACGTTTGAGGACAATGAGTGTGCAGTGTGCAAATGGTCTGGCACTGATTACTTCTACTACAGCACTAATTACGGATTGAATATGCCGGTGTGTGATACATGTGTATTTGTGGATGAGGAAAAGGAAGAGGAAGAGGAAGAGGTAGCAGAGGTAGCAGAGGTAGCAGAGGTAGCAGAGGTAGCAGAGGAAGAGGAAGACGATTATAAAAATCATCGTTATTTCCACCAAGAATACGAAATGACTCCTTGCACCTGTGCAGTATGCAACTATTATGGCACTGGTTACTTCTACTACTACGACTGCAGCATATACTACTCCAGCAAATCATTATACACACGGGGTCCAGTGTGCATTGACTGCCATCATCCTATTGAAGGCGGCGACGAAGAGGTAGTAAAACAAGAGACAAAGGAAGAAGAAAGTGACAATGACGATGCCGACTATGTGCCAAGCGAAGATGAAGAAGAAGAGGAAAATCGTAGTCATTTCTACCAAAAATACGAAATGACTCCTCGCACCTGTGCAGTATGCAAATTTTATGGAACTGGTGACTTCTACTACTACGACTACACATACATATACTCCAGCGAAGCATACACAGATGGACCAGTGTGCATTCATTGCCATCATATTGAAAGCGGCGGCGAAAAGGAAAAACAGAAGACAGAGAAAGAAGAGACACAGGAAGAAGATACACAGGAAGAAGAGACAGAGGAAGAAGACAGTGACAACAGTGACCCTGACTATGTGCCAAGCGAAGAAGAAGAAGACGACGAGGAATACGACGACGACGAAGGAGCGGTAGAAACCGGCGAAGAAGAAAAGTCCTTCGGATGCGAAGGATGCCAATATGAATGGCGTGACGGGTGGCAAAAGGGATGGAAAGCCGCAATGAAGCAAATCAAGAAGTTCGCCAAGCAACAGAAGCGACCGGAAAACATCCATATTCCGGAATGTGCTTATTGCAGTGCCTTGCATAACTTGAAAAAGTGTGGCGGGACGTGCGAAGGTGCCGTTCGGTATTGCTCAACCGTATGCCAATCCAAGGACTGGAAGGAAGGACACAAGCAAGAGTGTTCCAAGTATTAAATAAAAAATAGGAGAGTGTTAGATGATTGATTGACGTTGAAACGTGTGAATAAAAAATCTTTTTTTACACCAGTTCTCACTTAAAAAAACGCCAATTAAACTTATTTTTTTTCATTTTCCAAATCTTTGCATTTTCCAAATTCAGCACCTGAATATTCTATATAATTTTTTAAATTACACTTTTTTTTTGTTTTCTTCTCTTTTCGGCGGTCACATTTATTTATTTGTTTTAGTTATTTAGTTGAGTTTTTTTTTGAGATTTTATATGTTTTTTTGTTTTTCTGCGCATTTATTTGTTTATTAATTTCTTTACTATTCATTTCTCTACTTTTTTTACACGATTTACACTTTAAAGATTTTATATAAACAGAACACTTTTTTTTAAAATGTTTATTCATGACTGCTAAATATTGCTTTTGAGTATGATTTCCTGTTTTTACTGCACCTTCGCCGGTATAACAAATATTATTTTTATTCATTATACTATTTGTATAGATAATAATTTGTATAGATAATAGTATAAATTGTGCATTTTTAAATGAGAAAAGGTGTAATTTTTAGTATCTCGCTCTACACCGAATAATAAATACACCGAAAACAGAATGATGTAAACATTATACTAAAAAATTGATTTAAACTCTGGTTCATGATATACTTACAACAACACCAATCAACCCTACCGAAAATGAAGATTGTATTTGCTAGTGCTCGTAAGTGCCAACAGTTTGCCGCAATTTTTGCAAACCTGAAAAATTTCACCGACAATGTGTGTATTTATTTTAAAGGAGACTATCTCTATATTCAATGTTTAGATGACAGTCATTGCAGTTTATTTGAAACCAGATTAAGCGCTGAATGGTTTAAAGAGTATACCTTTGACGAAGCCAATGACCTTGGTTGTATCGGCGTCAATATTGGAATGTTGAATAAAGTCCTCAATACTTGGACCGATACCCAAGAAATGTCAATTGAAGTTGAACCAGACACCGATAAAATTTCCATTAATTATGAGAATGGAAATACAATTACCAACCAGTTTAACAAATATTTTGAATTATCGCTGGTTAACGTGGACAACACCTTAATGGATGTACAACTATTTAATACGCTCGTTGATTTAACTCTAGAATCAAAGGTATTTTGTGCTCTAATTAACCAATTGTCTATCTTTGACAACAACCTCACACTTACCTTTAATGAAGACAACATTGAGTGTGTTTCATCGGGAAGTGAGGGGTCAATGAAAGCACTTATTAATATTCATGAAGTAAAGGAATATGCAATTTTAGAAGGGACAACCTTAAAGCAATCCTATAGTTTACGTTATGTTCAAATGATGTGCCAATTCAACAAATTAGCAACGGAGATTGAAATGGGTTTTAGTGCTGAGTCGCCAATGACAATGAAGTATTTGCTGGGCGATAATAATGATCCGAATAGTTTTGCGCGTATTCATTTGGCGCCGAAAATTTTAGACGAAGATGATAATTAAATTTTAATATATAATATATATATAGACAGTCATGATGTGCACATCGGATATATATATACTAACCTTTACCATAACTGCATTCTATGACATTATTCTACGGAAATTATCAGAAAATTATAATAAAATACCATCTTTTTTACAGCTTGATTTTGTCCGCTATTTACAACCTTATTTCAAAAAACATACGTTATTGGATGCAGCCTTAATTGCGGGGTTTGTGGGCGCCACGACGCAAGTGATTATATTAAACCTTCATAGATTACCGACAACGTTATATACCTTTATCACCTTTATGCTTCTTACGTTTATCATAAGTGCCTTGTTTGGGTTCGTCATGAAATTCTCCAAATTATTCCCGAACTTGGTTAATACCTATTATAAAAATCTAGGTGTCCCCCGAAGTATGTATACAGACGGCGTTAGTGGGATTATCGTTCAAGCAACCCTCCTGTTTATACTTTCTTTGGTAAAGTTGTATAAAAAATAATAAACCATAACTTATTAACAAACTATATACTTATTAACAAACTATATCCCACTTACACCCATTTTTTTCTATATAATAATTATGATACATAAAAGAGCATCCTATACTAATAAATACATGTAATAAACAATGACATAATGCTGATATTTTAATATACTGTATACTTTGCAAATATATACTTAGTGGATAATTTAAAATACCAATTGTAATCATTCCGGAAGATACTATTTTATTTGTAGTGTAAAATGATAAATAATAATGGTATGACACAATAATAAATACACAGAACATATCAACCTTTCTTGCAATTGATTTTATTACTGGGTTTTTCCAATAATTAATTGAAGTTATAAAAATAATAATACCACAAGTTGAACATAAATACATATTATAATAAATTCCAATAATTATATGAACTGGATGGAGAAATATAATAGAGTATACATATTGATATATACCGTCAGGAAACGCAAGTTCTTTTTCTTCAATCTGGTTAATTATTTTTCGCATATTAATGTTGTATTTTATTTATAGTTCAAATCACTTAATGTAAAATAAAAAATCAATTTTACATTAAACTATTTCATAATCAAATTTTCACCATTTTTCACTAACACATTTTTCTGTTCTACATATTTCCGTATATCTTCTTCCTTTTTCGTCTTATAATCAAATGAACATTTATGCTCCTCCGCCAAGCGATGTTTTTGGCAATAAAACTGAATACATTTATTACACTTACACGTCGTTTGTTCAATCAACCCGATTTTCTACCACACATAGTTATAGGGCAAATCATTGTTGGTGGTTTGTTTATACTTATATAATAATCGTATTATTTTTTTAGAGAGAGAAAGTTCACTTTTTTGTAATGCCAAAAAATTGAATTACTTTTTTAACTTTTTAGACTAGACAACTTACCCCACAAACGAAACAACCGAATTAAAAAACATGGATACGACTATCCCCCTACCCCTCATTCCAGCACATCTGGTAAACTACATCGCCAGTTTCCACCCAGACAATACTCAAAAAAATGTGTCGCACTATGCCGAGTATGTGCTCAGCATTTTCCGAGCATTTACGCCTGACAACGAAATTGATAATTACAAAAAGGAGGTCCAAGAATGCCTATCGGATATGGTCTATTACAATATGCTGGTCGACTATTACCAGGATTGGTTTCTTTCTACGTTGATTATCTCACCCGAAGATGTAATGGATATCTACGAAGTTACATTCATTAAGCATTATTCGCAAACGTATGGATGTAATAAACCCCCACATATTGCGTATGGTGTAGATCACCCGATGTTAAGTGCATTTGTTGGTATCACCGATCTTCTTGACAATCACACAACCCTATATGAAGACGAACACATCATGGGTGGTAGGTATTATTTACATTGGTGTAGTAATGTTGAAATTGAGTATCCACATGATTGTAATAATCTACATATCACCCAGTTATCAATCATCTCCTTACTAGAAAGGTGTTTACTTGAAAAAAAGAATGATTTATTGACATTCATCATCAGGTATATGAATGTGCCACCTATCATGGCGTTTTATTTGTATGTCAAGCACAATCATGCCTCCTACAAAACCGAAGAAAAGTCGCTGGCAAACGATGAAATGCTTTTAAATCTCTTTCTTGAGAATGGTTTTGAAAAGGAACTGCTTGCGTTGGCGATTGGTGGTGTATTCAATAATGAATTTATATATACAAAAAAGTATAGTGAATCCCAAACCATTGAACGGCATATGGTGATGCCTAATCCGGCAGTGGTTAAAAGAATAATGGATCAGTTTCCTGGAATTTGCAATGAACGTATCCCATTTTATATGAAGCCACAAATAGAGGCAGACGACGACGAAATTTATGGCGAAGAAGGACCAGATGAGATTTTGCCGCTTGCGTATTGGCACCAATACAAAAATACATTTGAGGAACGCATCTTTGTTGATAGGTCCAACGATGTCTATTCTATGCAAACAATAACCATTCCAAAAAATGAATCCATTGGTCTATTACTTGCGCAATAACAATTTAGCTTATTAGAATAGAGTAGATAAGCTAAATTAAAAAATGATACATTAGAGAATGATTACTTGAATTGTGTGTGTGTGTGTGTGTTCTTGGAATAAAATTTTTAAAAAAAAAAGAAAAGAAAGAGGTTTCACTGCCTTTTTTAATTTTTTTTGTAACATTCAACAACCCGATTGTTAGTAATAAACAAAACAAAGATAAGAACCTAACATAAATAATAAGGTATCTACAATACTATCAACGATATTTCCTCTTCCTGTTGTTTTGATTGGACTAGACATTCCTATTGCTATTTGCCATACTTCCCATAAAGTATGTATACTAAGCATTGCCAAGAAATAATGCTTCTTATTATAATTATAATGTAAATATAAAGCACCCACAATTATACCATTTATAAAATGAATAATTGACCACCAGGTAATATAAAATGTTTTGTTTGACGAACCTATAATATCCTTCTTTAAGAAATTTTTGATGCTGTCAGGCAAAAATACATCACCACTATTATATATTACCTTTTTTATAAATTCTTTATTGAAATCCATCTCATAGTATATAGAATTATATTATTTTTAATTTAATGTTTTGCAACGTTTGCTATACTTTTTACGCTTATGCATTTTGCTTCGCTTATTCTTACGCTTGCGTGTTTTCCGTCCACCTGCTGACATATCATCACCCAGCGAATAATTGGGTGAGGAATACTGGGGCACATTACCTTGTCTTACTCGTCCCGGTGAGCCTGGTGGTGTAATATATGCATAAGGACGTAATAGTCTGTCTCTCTTTATCTCTCTATCTCTCTCTCTCAGTTCTCTATACGTTGGTCGTTGACCTGGAAGATTGATTGGCGGTGTGATTTGTCTTTCACGAGGGTTTACATAATCTTCCCACTGTTCATCGCCAGATTCACTCGCTTGCGGATAAGAAGGCGGAGGTGTGTATGGTTTTGGATTAATGTATTTTTTGATATAGTGTTTGAATTCATGCATCTCGACCGAATTAATTTTGGATACGAAACCTTCTAAAAATCGTTTTTTATCTTTTACACCCCGCCTTGCCAGCATAGCCGTCCCAACAATGCGTGCGCGTTCCAGCTTAGACAGCTTGTATAATGCAGCTTCGCCTGGAAACGGGTCAGCCTCGGGCGAGTAAGGCGCACGGTCTAAACCATCAATTAGAATATTACCTTCACTCAACCCATATTTTTTATAATAAGGCCATGTTAGCTTCGCTGCTTCAAACTCCGCCTCGGCGTTCGCCTTTTTTTCGTTCAGTGCATTTAATTCCTCCGGTGTTTTTGCCTTTTTTTCTTGGGCTGCTGCCTCTTTATAGTCTTTTCGTTTTTGCTTTAAGACAATCCGTATCTTTTCCACTTCATCTACATAACTTTTCGCGGTTGGTTTAGCAAATGCAGAACGATGTGTTCTTACCCGACGATGTGTTCTTACCCGACGATGCGTTGTTGGCATATATAGTATAGTAATAAAATTACTATAACTAAGAAGCTTTATCTATTAAATTAATTACAGGTGCAACTCTTGGGTTTGCTTCGGGTAAAATAAAGATTGGTTTTTTCTGTTTAACCCCGCCGACAAATGGTTGTTTCGCTTTTTTTTGTAATTTGGATGTATTTTCCACCAAATAATCTAGTAAAAATGTCCCATAGGGGTCTATATGTTTCTTTGAATATGCTCCAGTAATTGATTTGTGTTTTATCTTCATTTCTTTCACTTCTTCATTAACACTCTCAAAATAACCACGAATGATGGTTGCAATATTGATTGGTTCCTCATATAAAATGTTCTCCGCCTCTTTATATATTTCGGCAATGGGCATCTCGGGATTCGTAATAACACACTCGGCAAAAAACCAACTCCATAACAAACAAAATCCATCTTCTTTCACTTGTCTTCCGTTTTTTAAAAGTTTACTGGAAAGATCGTATGCTTGAAATCCATGATAGCGTATCCTTGCATTCGTACGCGGACATATATCGTAAGGCGGGATATATCTAAAGGCGCGTTTGGGGGTAAGCTTAAAATAACGGTTTATCTTTGCCGTTAAATCTTCTAAAAAAACATTGGTATGTGTATCCTCTTCATTATTTTGAAAATGAGAACCGTGTGGTTCAAACCGAATTATTTCGCGTGTGGCGACCTTGATAAATAACATATTTAAATGACCGGGTATTCTTAATGGTATGATAATCATTTGTTCGCCGGTTTCGAAACAGAGTTTAAGATTTTTCAAGAATTTATCTACATTCCAATTAATAACCTGTATTTTTTCCTCTCTCTTAACGATTTTTAGATAGTCATCATAGGTGGTTTGTTTCTTATAAGCCATACTTTGCGTTTCATAATTGTGTTTTATAATTTTTTCATTCCGCTTTAACACATCAAATGTTTTTATGGGATACATTGGACAAGATTTATTGTATTTTTTATGAAAATAGATTGAAATGATATCACTAATTCGGTCTGATGAAGAATAATCAATATGTTTAATCGTGCCGTCTTTTACACCTTTTTTTATTAATTTATCAAAAAATTGCAAATTTACCTTTAATTCTCTCTTTAATGGTGCTGGAATTAATGCTTCTTCTTCTCTTTTAATCTTCGTAGGCAAAGGTGTAGGCAAAGGCGTCGCTTTCTTAGGTGGCGGTGGCGTAGGCAAAGGCGTCGCTTTCTTTGTAGCACGCATTTTTTTCTGTCTCCCCATTTTTAAGGTTTTGACGCATCTAAAATCGTCCATACGCCTTATTTTATCCTTTTTACACTGTTGCCGACATTTTTTTGTTATTGGGTGGGTAACCTTATTTTTCTGTTCACATGATTTATAACAACGTTTCGTGACCGAGTTATAAAGTTGGTTTTTTTTATTGCATTTTTCCATATATATATATACTCTCTCTTGAAAAAAATTGAATTCATTTTGTATTTTTATAAACTACTTACAACACTAAATGCAAAAAAAATGAGCGATACCCAAACCAAAAGCGCTGCTATCACGATTGAACCAATGTATCAAACGGATGAAGGATTAGAATTTATTCCTAATGTAGAGGACGTTCTATTTATCAAAAAACAATCTGAATTAGGCACCTTCAAAATGGCGTTTCGTCTTCATGCAGTTGATGGTGCTGAAATTTATGCAATTTTCAATAACGATCAATGGACGAATCATTATGATTTATACCGGTATATCTGTTTAAAACGTAATCCCAAAGAAGAATTATACCGATTACTTGTTGAAGGGCAGTTTGATATTGGTATTGCACGGCATGGGAGTTATCATGTGATTAAAGAAATTACCCCGTATTTGCATGAACACAACAACGAAATCCGGATGCATTACGAAGATAGACGAGATGTTCCTGGAAATGTGGCTCATCGCTCAATCCATCCGGGGAGTGATGTCTTCCAAGAAATCGTGGATAAACTGAATGCAGACGAATAAGTTATATATCGTTTTGATGAGTATAAATTTTAAAAAATAAGTATTCGTGTAAAATAACTAATTAAACCATAGATGAATATTATTTACATTGTTTTAGTATTTTGTAGTGTGCTTTTTTTATACCTCCATGTATTTTTTCATTTAAAAACAAGCAATGATTTAGAAATATACGAGATTGATAATCCATCCAAGGAAAAATTAGAAGAAATCTGTGACCTTAGGCAACCAATTCTCTTTGACTATGCAAACGAACGTATTTTAGAAACATGCCAAAAGACCACCATTTTGGATAATTATGGTGCTTTTGATGTAAAAATACGGAATGTAAAGGATACGCCGAGAGAAGAAACGGGGTTATATATCCCACTTGCTTATAGTAATGCATTAACCATTGTGAATGAAGATACGGACAAAAAATATTTAGTAGAAAATAATATGGAATTTTTAGAGGAAACAAGTATGATTAAAAGTTTTAAATACAATGATATCTTTTTACGACCCTATATGGTTTCGTCGTGTTATTATGATTTTGTAATGGCAGGCAATGGGGTTCAAACGCCATTCAAATATGAATTAAATTACCGAAACTACCTCTTGGTTACTGCAGGGGATATTAAACTAAAGTTAGCGCCCCCCAAAAGCAGTAAATATTTGTATCAAGAAAAAGATTATGAAAATTTTGAATTTACCTCACCGATTAATCCATGGAATGTGCAACTGCACTATAAAGCCGATTTTGATAAAATTAAATGTTTAAATATTTCTATGAAAAAGGGGCAAATCCTTTTTATTCCGGCTTATTGGTGGTATAGTATTGAATTTGGCGAAAATACAAGTCTGTGTACGTTTAAATATAAAACGTATATGAATATGGTTGCTATCTCTCCGCATAGTATTATGAACTTACTACAATCACAGAATGTAAAGCGTGATAATTTGAAAAAGATAATTACCGAACAACCGTTGCCGTTGCCGATGCCTATATCTCTCGTTGATAAAAATAGTAATAACAATACGGCGGAAACGATTATACCAAGCGAACCAGCAGTCCTACCGTCAGAAACATCTTTGCATACTGATAGTATACCACATTAAAACTTTGTTTAATTATATCATTCTATACTATACTATAATTAATGACTCTCACTAACAAGAAAAGAGGAAAGAAAAATATGACAAGGAAAAACAAATTGCGTAAAAGACACACTACCAAAAAAGACAAGTTTGATTCAGCGAAAATACACCCTGCTTCTCTTATTTTACATAAACAGTGTTAAGAATTATAAGTTATACTATAAGTTATACTATAAGTTATACTATAAGTTATACTATAAGTTATACTA